AGGTGGAGAGCGAATGAGTGGCTATGGAGCCGCTTCCGGGCACATGCCCTTCGACCGCCGCATGGCGGAGGAATGGACCGCCAATATGGAAAATGAGGACGGCACAAAGGGGCCTCATTGGTCGTTTGAGCAGGCCAAGCAGGTCATGGCCCAGCGCGGGATCGAGTGCGACCATGCGGAGTTCTGGGCCGCCCTCAACATGATCTACAGCGATTACGTCAAGGTCGCCAAAAAGTTCAACGTGGGGAGCAATATCGACTTCTACGTGGACATGGCGAAAGCGTTCCTGGACGACAAGGACGCCGGACCGGACAAGCTCGCTAAGTATTATCAGTATGTCGTGAGATGACAGATCCGCCCTCAGAAATGGGGGCGGATTTTTCCACCACCTTTTCCACCACCTTATGGCTTGAAATAGTCTATTTTAGTCATTTGGAGCTTTGCTTTTAGAAATGTGAAAAGCCCCGAAAACCCTTTAAAATCAAGGCTTTCGGAGCTTTTTTCTTTGGTACGGCCGAAGGGACTCGAACCCCCAACATTCAGAACCGGAAGCAGTATATCATAAAACCATATAACCCTTGTGGCTCTAAGAGATTTCTTTATGCCATTTCTCTATTTCCACCATCATTTCCACCGCCTATTGATCTAGTCCCATCCAATAAGGCGATACCATTATGGAGTGTTGAACTGTCTCTGTGGGTGTAAATATTGGCGGTCATCTGAATGTCAGAGTGTCCCATGAGCTCTTTTGCCACATTGAGCGGGACACCAGCTTTTTGCAAATCGGTGCAAAAAGTGTGACGCAGACAATATGGGGTGAGATCTGGAGCTACCACAGATTCTACGATTCTATTCCGCTCGGTCTTTGCGCCTAAGTATAAGTCTAATTCTCTTTTGAAGCCAGTCCAAAGGCGGCGCAGGCTGTTCTCATTCTGAAAGTTCCCAGCCCCGGTTGGGAATACAGGAGCGAAGGAATTTTTCTTGGCGTTCTGAAGCCTCCAAAGAAGGTCTGAATGGATCGGTATGTCCCGGACGCCGGAATCCGTCTTTGGACCTTTGATAGCCTGAGAGCCGCTTTCTTTTGCCGCGTGGACATGGATCTCATTATTTACAAAATCCACATCAGCCCAAGTAAGGGCTGCCGTCTCCCCAGGACGCATGCCGGTATAGAGTAAGGTAAGAACCCACAGTCCAGCTCGGTGATGCTCAGCTACAGCGAGAATAGCTGATCGCTCTTCGTCCGTTATAGAGCGCCGCTGGTGCGTCTGAACATGGGGCAGCTCTAGAAGCTCAGCTGGATCGTATGGAATAAGGCGTGACTGTCTGGCCCTCTTAAACATTTCCTGCATGACCATTCGCAGCTTCTTTACATGGGATGCGGATTTCCCCGCTTGCCCATTTAAAATACGCTGGAGGTGTACGTCCTTCACATCCTTGAGCTTCATGGAGCCGATGGCAGGCTTGATATATCCGTTGAACTTTTCATCGTACATACCAAGAGATTTCTTGGTCAGCCCTTTTGGGTCCTTGTAGGTCGCTTTCCACTGCTTATACCATGCAGTTACAGTCATCGAACCGCCAATGGCTTCTTCCCCGCGTTTGGCTGCTGCCAGCTTTTCCGCCAGCTTTGTCATGGCTTCAAGCTCTGTTTTCCCTGTTGCCTCGTACTTCTTTCCATTGTACCGGGCGGTCTTTCTGATATATTCGCCCATTGACAACGCCTCCTATTCTGATAAAATAGAAGGGCAGATTGCCTACCATAGCTTCTGCCCCCCTTCCCTGCCCGGTGTTGGTAGCGCCGGGTGGGGATTTTTTTCTTGCGTGCTATTTTTGACTGTGGTATAATTTTAGCATCTCCCAGGAAGGGTGGATGTACGCATGATACTACTTGATAGAAATATTAAGAAAATGCTGGTGAATGTAGAGAGTCTGGATGGGGTGCCAAAACCCTACATCAGCAACGGAATAGAGTCTTGCGTAACCAATATAGGTTATGACCTTCGTGCGGCTCATTTCATGAAGGACAACAAAGAACTTTTAGAGTGTTCGCTGGCTCCGGGAGAGTCTATTTTTGTTTCTTCGATGGAAGTTATTGGGTTTTCAAATGATATGATAGGCCGAGTTGTCCTGAAAAACAGCAGGATTCGCATGGGCTTAACAATGGATTCACCGGTTTATCAGCCTGGTCACATAACCCCAATTTATTGCAGATTGACTAACTTATCAAATGATAAAATTGAGTTAAAACAAGGCGATAAATATGTAACTCTAATATTTGAACAGCTAGATGAGGAGCCGGACACTCCGTATAGTGGTGCATTTCAAAATGAATTTTCGTTTAAGGGGCTTGCCGACTATAAATCAGAATACATAGACCAAATACAATCAATAGAGGGACAAATCCACGATATAAAATCTCTTGAAAAAAGTGTTTATGGGAACGTAATCACAATACTAACAATATTTATTGCAATTTTCAGTATTTTAAATGTAAATATTGGACTGATTCAAAAAAGCGTTTCTGGATGGACGTTTCTTTCATATAACCTGATTATACTTGGAGCTGTTGGCTTTTTAGCTGCTCTTTTAAAAGAATTTTTGCCGGCTCAATCTGAAAGAAAACATGGATTCTGGGCAATTCCAATTCTTTGCTTTGTTGCTTCTGCTACAATTTTTCTTTTGGCCTAATACTTTCCCCGCTCGGTGCATTAAACTGGGCGGGGCTTTTATTTCCCCCAAAACCCAAACAGCCCCTTCCCTCTCCTCTTCTCTCTCCTGTCCAGCTCTGCGTTGATCTGCTCAGTCTGCTGGATGATATGCCGCAGCTCCTCCTCTGACAGTTCCCCCTTGTGGGATCGGGCGTAGGTAAGAAACGCACGAGCTTCAGCGCAGAACGAGTCATCGTCCAGGGACTTGATTCTCTCTACGGTCCATGAGGTGATATTTTCGGGGGTGAGATGGTTCATCATTAGTATCCGACCTGCTTTGCACCATACTCCGCCTGTTCTTTTGTGAATCCTTCATAAAGAAGTTGCTCAATTAGACCATCCTTGGAAAATGCCTTTAAATCCATGTAAGATTCCGCAGCCTCGGCCGCTTCGGCATCCCAATCGGCATCACAATTATCAACAGCATACTGGACTTCAGTAGGCAAAAAACCTTCATGTGTCAGTTGCTCGTGAAGCCCGCTATATGAAAAGGATGAAAACTCCAGATAGCTCAACGCCTTATTAAGTGCTTGTTCATTCCAATCAGCATCACAATTGGCTACAGCGTATTGAGCTTCCTCAGTGGTGTATCCCTCATACTCTAATTGCTCAATCAATCCGTTAGCAGAAAAGCTTGAATACTCTAAATAGCTTTTTGCTTGACTGAGTGCGTTTCTCTCCCCGATGGTGGCATTATCTCCGACTGCCCCAACAGATGTCGTCTCTCCACTCAAGGAGGAGAAACCCGTGCTCTGTTGAGTTTGATTATCAAATTCAGCAGGGCTATTTTCTCGCCTATTACCTTCTGGGAGCGAAGAAAGCACCAGGGCCACAACAATAATCCCGGCCACACCTAAAATCCATGGATGTCTTCTAATCCAAGGCTTATTTTTCGTAAGGCTCGATCCATTAAGCAATTCGTTTTGACATTCCTGGATGGACTTCCAAAGACTTGCAGACAGACTCTGGGCAAGTTTTTTCTCCATACCAAGTCGAACAATTCCATTATTGTATTTGATTGTTAGAGCACCATCATTTTCAAAAATTTCATTTTCCACAGAGAAAATAGACTCAACGGGATACGTCTCTAAAGCATTTTCACACGCAACAATTAACTTAGAATTGGATAATGCGCAGGCACATAACTCTGGATTCCTGTCCTCACCAGAAAAAATTCGATAAGCAACAAAGGCCATGGTAACTTGCGGATCTGGAGCAACAGAGGCAGCTGCATGTTCAAATAATTTACGGCTTTCACTTTCAGATACACCATTGAATGTATTGAAATAATGGCAATACTCCATCATCCCATCGGCAGTTATAAGGTCTTCGGATTTTAGGTTAAATCCAGAATAGGCTGAAGAAACCTTCTTTTTCCCCTTCACAAGTGAGATAACGGCAAGAATCGCACAAATAAGACACCAAGTAGACCAGAAAACAAGATCTTTATAGACTCCAAAAGAAGTATATCCAACCAATGCAGCAAGTCCATACAAAATCGCTAAGGTGATATCTCCGCTTTTTCTTCCTCTCCTCGTAACAATGGATACAATTCCACCAGCTATCATAAAAACGGCAACAAGATATCCAACTGCACCACTGTTACTATTGATATCAAGGAATGCGTCAGCCAGTCGGTCTAGGATTGAGGCGGCCCAGGATTGGTAAAGGACTATGGCGCTAAATACAAGTGACAATATTCCAGATACCATTTTCCATGTTTTCATTTTTATCCCTCTCCCTATCCTTTAATGCCTCCGGCATTTTAGTACTTCAGTCACACACATCTTGATAAGCCCCAAAGCTAAGACTCCCAATGATAACCGCAAGATTGACACACGCACATACTTTTATGTGTAGTTGTTGTTTTATATCTCTTTGGACGAAATAGTTTCACAATGATGGCTGGGACGGTAAAAATAAGCCACTTAATCGGAAGCCAGTACCACCCAACAAAAACCCACCAAAGAATACTTCTGTGTTTCGTTTTCAGGTTCGTCTCAGAAACCATCTGGACATTAACATTTTCGCTCCCGCATTTCGGACATACCATTTTTCATTCTCCTCTCTATCTTTTCCGCTCTCTGGCGGCGGGGTCTCTAGAAATATAGTTCGGTCGCCAAATTCCCATAGGTGTACCAGCAGACGGCCTTCTTCACGAAGTCCTCGGTCACACCGAAATACTCTGCTAAGTCCCACAACTCCGTGTGTCCCTCCGCAACGGCTTCATCGAGGTCAACAACTGGTATCATTTCCTCGATTGCCCACTTGTCTGCCCTGTGCTCGTGCTTCTGCCGGACATCATGGGCCGCCCACCGGTTATAAAACGCCCCGGTTTTACAATGCCCAAGCTCATGGGCCAAATGGACACGTTTGCTGGCCTCATCTTCCAACACGCCATAGTCCATTCCGATATAACACCGCCTGTCCGTCTGTACACACATGGAGCCATTCTCCGGGATGCTGAGATACATAATGGGAATGTCTGAATCCTGCGCCTCTTGAAACAGTTTGGCAGTCTCCATTATTTCTTCTCCTTTTCCGCCTCCTCCCGGAGTTTGACCATCTGGGCGAAGCGTTTTACTTCATCATACATGGCGTCGGTGATTTCACCGTCGCCCCCAAACAGGGCAAATTTAATATCATCGTCGCTGACAGCGCGCTCACCATCGGTGGGCGCTTTTTTTATTTCTTCGCCAGTTAAAAGGTAATCAACGGAAACATTAAAGTACTCTGCAATTTTCATAAGCGTAGTTGTATCGAGCGATTTTTTCCTCCCATTTTTCAAGTCGGAAAGAACGCTGCGCCGGAATCCAAGCTCTCCACACAGAGCCCCAGGCGTAATCTTACGTTCGTTACAAAGTGCATAAATATTTTCGTACAAATTGTACATTTACACGTACCTCCGTTTGTATAAGCAGACAAAAGTACGTCAGAACAGAATTACCGCTTGACTTGTACGTGAGAATGTACTAAAATACTCACATAGACAGCCAGTCCAACGTACTTATCTTGTTTGGTGACGCTTTCATGATAGTACATTAAGACGTACTTGTCAACATTAAATGTACGGAAGGAGGTATTTTCGTGGATTCATGCAAATTAACGCCATTTGGTTTGTGCGTAAAGACGGAGCTTTTAAAGCGTGGAAAGACGCAGAAGTGGCTCGAGGAGGAAATCACAAGCCGGACGGGGCTTTTTGCAGACAGTGGGTACATGGACAAGATTTTAAAGGGGAAGCGTAATGCTCCGAAGATTGTCCAGGCCATCAGGGATATTTTGGAGATTCAGGATTGCAATCAGGATACCAGCGCAGAAGCACAATAAACCGGACTATTCCATAAAAATGGAAAAATAATCCGCCCCTGACGGGGCGGGGAATGAAGTGGGGGAAAACACATGTGGCTTTGGTTAAAAGAAAACCACCCCATAATCCATGAGGTGGTCCAATGGGCTGTACTTGCAATAGCAGTTGCGGCGCTTGTTAATAGCTGCATTATCCTTTCAGCGCAATAATGGAGATTGAAGTTAAATGAATGGAGGGCTGGATATTCTTCAGTGGTTTGCTTTTGGACTGTCTCTTATTGAAGTCGCATATATCGCTATCTGTTTCGCCTTTGATCGTGAGATAAACGGGCTAATTATTGCCGCACTTTCCTTTTCTGTGATCTTGTTAGTAGCATTTCATTTCTCTTTTCCATAAGGCTACCGCATATCTCAATGGCCCATTCAGAATAAAAAATATTTCTATTGTTTTTGAGTACTAGAGTTATGTCTTTGATTTTCTTCCCGGAGTGAGCCGAAATCTCAATAGATCGGGCAGCGTAGAACACTTCAGTCGTAAACATCTGTCCACAAAGCCCAGAAGCGGACATTACATTGCGGGAAAACCCGGGGAAATCTTTTGCTTCCATATAGGATACAGATAAAATTTCCTCGCAGGCAATTGAAATTGAGTTCGCAATCTCAGCTCTTTGCCTCATTAGCTCCATTTTTTCTTGATGCCTATTATTTAAGTAAACGGTCACAACGGGAGAAATGATGGCAGATGAAAGAGCAACCCAAGCAGGCCAATCCCCAAAATCCATAATCTCACCTCCCTCCTAACCGCTTATATTTTATCACGGCATAGGAAGGAGGACAACCAAAACGCCGTATCCGCGGCAGAAAGGAGGAGCCATGCAAAGAAAAGACACCCAGCGAACAGAAAGCGCTCTGGGAAAAGCGATCGCTGAAAAGCGTCGGCTTCTGTATGAGAGGCACGGCGGGATCATGTCCCCCGTAGACGTTGCTAGAGAGATGGGCTACTGTTCAAGGGCATCCATTGGTGACCGATGGGCCCAGGAGCACGATGTTCCAGCGGTTCGAATGGGCCCGAGAAAACGGGGCTACGAAACAGATCTTGTGGCTAAGGCAATCGTACAGAGCCGCGGGATGGTATAAGGATGCCCCCACCCGTGGTGGCACACGGGAGAGGGCTGGCAAACCTAACTGAGTAGGCAATTAGGCTTGATGGATATATGATACTAGAACATTCGTTCTCTGTCAAGCCGGAAAGGAAAAAATATGGCAGAGAAAGAGACAAAAATTGGACGCCTCAGCTCCATTAAGGAGCTCGGAGAGCTTGGCGGTGATGTCAAAGCACAAGTAGATTGGCTAACCACTCAAGTTTATGGATTTACGATGGAAGAGTTTATCCGTCAGAACTGGAGGCGAGACGATGACGCCGAATGAGGTCATCCGCCGCATCACCCAGCAAGCTATGGAGCGGCACCGGCTATCACAAATGGGCCTTGCCCATGAGATCGGCTGTGGCGATGGCTCTATCGCAAAGCTCCTGGACGAGCAGGAGGTGCGCCTCACTCAGGAGCAGTGGTTTTATTTGATGACGTTGGGAGGGAAGCAGCTTGCGTGATTGGATGCTCGTGGGCGCATACGCCTGTATCATCGTGGCAATGGCGCTGATAATTTGGGACATATGGGATAGGAGAAGGAAGAAATGAAGAAATATGAGCTTACCTCTGAGACGAAAATCGTTTTTGGACACATCTTATATCGCATCAAGGCGCTTTCCTCGTTTGGCTGTGTTTCCGCTGGAGATTTAGGAGGTTTTTTGGAAGCGAGAAAAACCTAAGCCAAAATGGCGACGCCTGGGTGTACGGCAACGCCAGGGTATTCGGCGACGCCGAGGTGTCAGAAATCGGCGCTATATTTTGGATCGGAGCTATTGGATCTCGAAACGATACGGCAACATTTTTTCGTTGCAGGGATGGATCTATTAAAGTCGTTTGCGGCTGCTTCTTTGGAAATCTTGATGAGTTTGCGAAGAAGGTCCGTAAGACTCATGGGGATAACGACCATGCAAAGGTCTATATGTTGGCTATTGACATGGCAAAAATCCGTATTAGCACTGAAAAGGAGAAAACAGAAGAATGAGAACACGAGAAGAGCGCCGCCAGAGGGCCCGAGAGGTCCGGTGGATGATCGGGATCGGAGCAATGCTCTGCCTGACCTTCTGGGGCGGTATGGCATTTGCCTTTTGGGTCATGGGGTGATGAAATGGAGAACATCGAACATCCAGACATCACCGCTGCCATGCGGACGGGATATCCAGAATATGTGAACTCAGAGAATCAAGACAGCCCAGAGAATCGGGAGCAGTTTATCAATGAGAGACCCGATCTCCTTATCAGATGGCTTCGCCTTGGATACCCGGATATCTTAGAGGAATACATTGAAATGAACGGACCGGACTACCGGGAATGGCTGAATTAGGAGGAAGATATGGAGAGCTTTATTTTACGAGTTTTGGCTCTGCAATCAGAGCTGAAAGCGCCTAAAGGACAGACAAATAAATTTGGTGGCTATAAATACCGCTCTTGTGAGGATATTCTGGAAGCAGTAAAACCACTGTTGAAGAAATATGGGCTTGTCCTCACGGTCGGAGACGATTTGATGAATATAGGCGACCGGTATTATATCTGCGCTACCGCAACACTTAGGGATACAGACAGCGAAGCAGCCATTAAAAACAGCGCATACGCCCGTGAAGCGTTTGAGAAGAAGGGAATGGATGAGGCTCAGATTACCGGAACCGCATCCAGCTATGCTAGAAAATACGCTCTGAATGGTCTGTTCTGTATTGACGATACAAAGGATGCGGACACGGACGAATATACTGAGCGGACCAGAAGAGGGAATGAATCACACCATGGGACGCTTTGCTCTGACTGTGGACAAACCATATTTGGGACTTTGAAACGAGATGGAAGCGACTGGCCTGCACAAGAGATCGTGACATACTCCACCGGAAGATTTGGGCGTCCCTTATGTCCGGCGTGCCAAAAGAAAGCTTTTTCGGCTGAAAAGGCGGCAAGTAAATGAATCTTACATTTCAAGATGCCAAGATACAGATGGACGGCGGAGTATGGCTCTGTATAAAAGTCAATGAGCCGGCTTTAGCCAGAACCTTCATCCTGGACAAGCAAAATCGTCTCTATGACTGCGAGATCAAGGAGCACCGGGAAAAGCGGAGCCTGGATGCCAATGCCTACTGCTGGGTCCTTTTGGACAAGCTGGCGGACGCTATCCGCTCCACGAAGGAGGAACTCTATCTCCAGAAGGTTCGGGAAGTTGGTCCATATAAGGACTTTTCATTGACCGAGGATGAAGCAAAGACTTTCCGAGTGGCATGGGAGAAGCTTGGCACCGGATGGCCCACAGAACAGGTAGACTATGGCCGAGACGGAGACCGGGTGGTGGTGAGGGCCTACTATGGTTCCTCTACCTATAACACAAAGCAGATGTCCAGACTCATTGACAGCATCGTGCAGGATTGCAAAGACCTTGGCATTGAGACGTTGCCGCCTGAAAAGCTTGCGGCTATGAAGGAGGAATGGGGACGTGCATCGTCAGACTAGGGCAACATCCATTCCGGTGAAGGTAAAGGCTGCTGTGGCCGAAAGAGACTGTAACCACGGCCCGGCAACCTGTATCCTCTGCGGTGCTCCTGGCGGTCCCCACTGTCATGTGGTGCGCAGATCTCAGGGCGGAATGGGGGTCGAGGAGAACATCGTCACCCTCTGTGATAAATGTCACTATGCTTTTGATGAAGGACTGTTTATGGACCGGCTTCGCCCGTTGGGATTTAACAGCCGGGAGGACATCCGTACTTATATCATCGACTACCTCAAAGGATTTTACCCTGACTGGAGCGAGGAGAAGGTGAGGTACAAAAAATGGGACTGACACAGTGTGAGCGAGTGCTGCACTATATGGAGGACTTTGGGACCATCAACCCCATGCAGGCCATTCAGGACCTTGGATGTTACCGCCTGGGGGCCCGTATCTGGGACCTGCGTCATGCTGGACATCCTATCTCCAGCCGTATGGTATCAGGAAAAAACAGGTATGGCGATAGTGTCAGCTATGCCGAATACAGATTGGAGAATAGAAATGCTTAACCATATCACTATTATGGGACGTTTGACCCGAGATCCAGAGCTCCGGCACACCCAGACCGGAACGGCTGTGGCCTCCTTCACTCTGGCGGTGGACCGGGATTTTAAGGACAAGGCTACTGGAGACTGCACTACCGATTTTATTGATGTGGTAGCCTGGCGGCAGACCGGCGAGTTTGTCAGCCGCTACTTCACAAAAGGTCGCATGGCCGTGGTAGATGGCCGCCTTCAGCTCCGTGACTGGACGGACAAGGACGGCAACAAACGCCGGAGTGCTGAGGTCATTGCAAACAATGTCTACTTCGGGGACTCCAAACGAGATCCTGGGTCCGATGCTCAATATGGAAATGATGAGCATGAGCAGTTTGCTGAGCTTACAGATCAGGATGGAAAACTCCCGTTCTAAGGGGGTGAAATACGATGGCAAGGGAATATTTCCCGGCCTATCACAGCTACCTGGAGGTAATGGAAGCCCTCACAGACGCTGAGAAGGGGCGACTTTTTACGGCTTGCCTATTATACAGTAAGACGGGAGA